CAGCAGTATCAAAGCCAGCAACTACTAAGAAGGACGAGGAATAATCTCATGGCTGTATTTCTAAATAACAATGTAGGCGTGAAGATCAACACAGTCGATCTTTCTGACCTAGTAACAGCAGTAACTATTAACCGCACATTCGATGAGCTAGAAGTTACTGCAATGGGTGACACAGCACACAAGTTCGTTAAGGGCTTGGAAGCATCAACTGTAACAATCGATTTCCTAAATGACACAGCAGCAGGTGAAACACTAGCAACACTACAAGCTGCATGGGGTACAACAGTCACATGTGTATTCTTACAGACAAAGGGAACAGCAGTCTCAGCAACTAACCCTCTATACACAGTCTCATTGCTAGTCAATAACACAACAGACATCAATGGTGCTGTTGGTGACATTGGCACACAATCAATTACATTCACTGCTAACTCAACAGTTGCAGTAGCCACAACAGGCACATTCTAAACAAAGAATAAAGGGGCAAACCATGGCAAGACTAAAGATAGTTCGTACAGATGGAAGCGTACTAGAAGGCGAGATCACTCCAGCAGTGGAGTACTCATTTGAGCAGTACGCTAAAAAGGGCTTCCACAAGGCGTTTCGCGATGAAGAAAAGCAAAGCGATGTCTATTGGTTAGCATGGGAAGTTACACGCAGATCAGGTGAAACTGTTAAGCCTTTCGGTATTGAGTTTATTGAGACACTTAAGAGTGTCGAGGTTTTAGACTCAGACCCTTTAGCTTAAAGCGCGATCTTCCATTCACCTACCTGATTGCTAGGCTAAGCATTAGGTTGGGAATCGCGCCACAGCAATTGTTAGATCTAGACAAGGTCATGCTCGATGCATTAGTGCAAGGGCTTAAAGATGAAGCGAAAGAGGTGAGCGATGCCAACAGAGGTAGTAGGCGCGGTCGCTCTTAAGAAAGCCTTAAATACTTATGCACCTGATCTAGCAAAAGAATTGAACAAAGAGCTTGGTGCAGTTCTTAAGCCTATTGTTAATGAAGCTAGATCTTATGTGCCCTTAGCATCGCCTATGTCTGGCTGGGCTAAACGAGAAACCTCTAAAGGTGCGCGCTTTCCTAAGTATGATGCAGCCGAGATCCGTAGAGGCATTATCTATAAAACATCAGCATCAAAACCTAATAAAGCAGGTTTTGTTAATGCAATACGCATCCAGAATAAATCTATGCAAGGTGCAATTTTTGAGACTGCTGGTCGTAAAAATGGCCAAGGTCAAAATTGGGTCGGCCCTAAAGCAGGTGGGGCGTCTAAAGGTGTTTCACGCTCGAACAATCCTTATGCAGGTAATCAGTTCATTTCTAACTTGGGCCAACTTTATGGCCCTAATCGCCGTGGGGATCATCGCATGATGGGTCGTTTAATCTTTAGAGCATGGGCTAAAACCCAAGGTCGCGCTAATGCCGCCGTGTTTAAATCTATTGAAAACACTACACAAAAGTTTAATCGCAGAACAGCCATCGTAGATGTAAGGAGAGCCGCATGAGTAATGTAGCCATTAACATTGCCGCAGAATTTACGGGTAAAAAGGCTTTTAAGCAAGCAGAAACTTCAACAGATAAACTTAATAAGAGTGTCAAAAAATTAGCAGGTGGCTTGCTTTTAGCATTCGGTACTAAGCAAATTGTTGCATTCGGCAAGGCATCTGTTAAAGCGTTTGCAGAAGATGACAAGGCAGCCAGAGCATTAGGTCAAACTCTTAAGAATCTAGGACTTGCCTACGGCTCAAATGCTAGCACAGTTAATGGCTTTATTTCGCGGCTTGAATTGCAGACAGGCGTGCTTGATGATGAGCTTCGTCCAGCCATGGATCGGTTGCTTCGTGCAACAGGTGATGTTACCAAGTCTCAAGAATTGCTTGGACTTGCATTAGACATTTCAGCAGGTACAGGTAAGAGCCTCACGCAGGTTTCACAAAGCTTACAAAAGGCATACCTTGGACAGACTCAAGCACTTGGTCGCTTAGGCGTTGGACTATCAAGGGCAGAGCTTACATCTTCATCATTCGAGGAAATCCAAGCACGCCTATCGACACTTTTTGCAGGGCAGGCAACAGCAGCAGCAGATACCTATGCAGGTTCACTGGCTAAATTAACTGTTGCAGGAAATAACGCTAAAGAAACTATCGGCAAAGGTCTAGTAGATGCTTTTGTGACTGCATCTAACTCATCTTCAATCGATGACTTAATTGGTAAGATCGATCGAGCAGCCGAAGCAATGGCTGGCTTTTTGCGCGAGACTGGAAAGTTCATCCAGATCACAAAAGACATTTTTAAGAATCCTAGTTTTTTTGCTCCATCTGGCGGTTTATTTGGTGATGGTAAAGGTTTCGGTAACATCTCAATGACTGTATCCTCACAGGATACTCAGCGAGCAGATGCAATCGCTAAAAAGAATGCTACGGCAATGGCAAAACTTACAGGCGTTCAAGCTGCTAATCAAGCCAAAATCCTAAAGGACAAACGACTTGCTACTGCAATCGATAAGGCTAACCTTGCTCTTAATAAGGGCAACGAAGTCTTCGACATGGACAAGATCCAGATTGCAGCAGCTCTAACTAATCAGGCAGAGCAACTAGGCAAGGCAACATCTAGCGCACAGGTCTTACAGATTGCCAACGACACAGCGCGCCTTAATGTCAAGAAATCAATCCTTGCGCTAGAAGATGCTATCGCTTCTAAAGATGAAGCAGCCATTATTGCCGCAACTAATAAACTTAATGAAGATCTCAAAATTCTTGGCGCATTAAGCAATCAAAAGACTCAAATGATTGCTATCGAATCTATCCTAAAAGGTTTAATGCCAAAAGAATTGATTGACCAAAAAAATTTAGATGACGCTCTTAGCAAGATTAGAGAGATGTTAAGACTTTTAGCTTCAATGAGTTCAGCTAGTAGCAATGGCACTGGCAGAGATTTATCGACCCCTAGTGGTGTTGCAGCAATTACTAGAAATCTTCCATCTAGTGTAAGCGCAGCAGATTTCTTCAATTCACTTACAGAAGATGAACAGGGCATGTTAGGTGGTTATACACCTTTCGTGGGAGCGAACATTCCATCTACTATTCCTTACAATTCAGGCGGTTCTGGAGCAGGGCTTGGAAGTAACGGATCAGGACGGCAAGTGCCAGCAGGTGTGAACATTACTGTGAACACAGGCGTGGGAGATCCTAACGCTATTGCAGAAGCAATTGATCAGGTATTACGCGAGGCTCAACAAAGAGGCACACTTGTAGGCGGAGTCTTTGCAATATGACATGGCTTCCAGAGTGGCGAGTTACAGTAGGTGATGATGTCTATACGACTGTCACCTCTGTGTCGTTCGCATCTGGTCGCTTAGACATTGACAGACAATGCACAGCAGGTTACTGTCGAGTAGAGATCATCAATACCAATAATGCACCCTTTACCATCAATGTCACAGAGCCAGTCACGTTAGAGTTAAAGAACAGCACAGGGGCTTATGTAACTGTATTCGGTGGCGAGGTTTCAGATTTTAACATCGGTGTTAGAAGCCCAGAGGAATCAGGCTTTGTTACTACTGGCACGATCTTAGGCATTGGCTCACTTGCTAAACTGACTAAGGTTGTCTATAACACAGCACTTGCAGAAGGCTTAGATGGCGCACAGATTGCAGCCATTCTAGGTAGCGCACTTAACCTTACATGGGCAGAAGTTACACCCACAGTTACATGGGCAACTTATCCAGCAGATGTGACATGGGATAATGCAGAGTCCTACATTGGTGAAGTGGACTCAGGCTTCTACACGATGATTGCCCTTGCAGCTAGTGCATCTGCTAAGTCTCAGACTTTAGTTGATCAGATTGCTAACAGCGCACTAGGTCAAATTTATGAGGAAAAGGATGGAGATGTCTCTTATGCCGATGCGGATCACAGGTCTAACTATCTCGCAACAAATGGCTTTACTAACATTGACGGGTCTTATGCAACACCAAGCTCTATCACCTCAACAACTCAGATTGCACGCATCCGTAACAGCCTTATCTATCGATACGCCACAGGATACGGATCAACATACAGCACCTCTGACACAGACTCCATAGCCTCTTACGGGCTTTTTGAGCGTTCCTTTGACTCTAACATCAAGAACCTTGCAGACATCGAGGACATTGCTTCTAGAGAATTAAACCTTCGTAAAAACCCACGCGGGTCATTGGGTGCTATTACTTTTCGCTTAGATAATCCAGACATCCCTAGTGCGATGCTAGATGATCTGATTGGCGTATTCTTTGGCGAGCCTGTAATTATTGACAACCTGCCTAGCAATTTACTAGGTGGGCAGTTCGATGGCTTTGTGGAAAACATAGCCCTGAGGGCAACCCCTAGCTTTGTGGAGATCACCCTCTACATCTCAGCTACAGACTTCTCACTATCAACAACCCAATGGGAAACAGTTACGCCTGCTTCACTTATCTGGACGGATGTAAATGCTATACTAACTTGGACTAACGCGACTGGAGCACTAACCTAATGGCAACTACTACACCTAACTTTGGTTGGACTGTTCCAACCTCATCTGATCTAGTCAAGAATGGCGCAACTGCCATCGAGACTCTGGGAGATTCAGTTGATGCATCTTTCGCTGGTCTTACAGTCAATGCACAGACTGGCACTACTTACACAGCAGTCAAGGCAGATGGTCTTAATGCCATTGTCACGATGGACAATGCATCTCCAAATACTTTTAGCATCCCGACAGATGCAACCTATAACTTTCCTACTGGCACTACCCTTCTTGTGTATATGAAAGGTGCAGGTGTAACTACAATTACAGCAGTCACTCCAGGCACAACAACAGTAGTAAGCGCAGGCACAGTTATTGGATCTCCAGTATTAGCTCGTTATAAGTCAGCAGCTTGTATCAAGATTGCTGCTAACTCATGGGTTGTAGTTGGTGGCATTGCGTAATGTTAAACACATTGGCAGGAATTATTGCATCTAGTACTGGTCTTCCACCAACGCCTTCACCTGTTGCTGGTTATAAAGTCTGGCTTGATGCTGCCGATACTGCGACAATCACCCAGAGCGGTGGTGCTGTAAGCCAATGGTTAGACAAGAGCGCGAACGCTTATACCTTTACGCAGGGGACGGCTTCTTATAAACCGACTACTGGAGCAAATACTCAAAACGGCAAAAACGTTTTAACGCTTGGCACTAATGATAACTTAGAAAGTTCTGCTGCTAGTAGTGTGTGGAAGTTTTTACACACTTCAAGCTACACAATCTTTTTTGCTCTTAAATTCAATGTAACAACCTATGGCGGACACCCAATTTCAACTTGTGATTCTACTCCAAACAGCGGAATAGATACTTATCAAGACAGTCCAGGAAAATTTCAAAACATTGTTCTTCGAGGTGCGAGTGGCACTTATGTGATTGCTAACGTAACAGCCTCAAATGCTTTAACAACTAACTTTACTTATGTGACTCTTATCAACGATTGCACAAACGCAACCCCTGCTAATCGCTCAGACATAAGAATTAAACAAGGTTCGGCAATTAAAAATAATGTGCAAGCCAGTTCTGTGAATACTGGAAATCCACAAAGAACCATGCAGTTATTTGATTATGTTGCGGGTGGCAATGAAGGTATTGATGGGCAGTTTGGCGAACTTATAATTTATGAGTCAATTCTTTCATCAGGTGACATCTTGCTTAATCAGCAATACTTAGCAGATAAGTGGGGTGTCTAATGTGGAATTGGTATGAGTGGAATAGCCAAGAAGATTTCAATACTTGGCACAATGCTATCAAAGCCAAACTCAACTATCCGCTTGCTGGCTATATTCAATCAACAGGCGAATTAGATCCAACTGCTCCATTAACTACTGAATACACAGCAGTCAAATTAGTAGAGGGCAAGTGGATTGGTACTGTTGAGGATGAACATTCTGAAGGATTAACCCCAACTGATCTAAGACCAAAGCGAGTGCGCGATGAAGCCCCGTTTATCTAAAGCTGCATCACAGTTACGAGAGCAGATAGATGACTCGTTCCCAGATCGTGACCGCACATCGGATGGTTGGATCGGTGATACCCGAC